CTGAATTGAAAGTGACTGATGGAGGAACAGCAACTACGCTACCTCTAAAAGCCATTGATATTTCTCAAGATCCTGAGAATAGCGACGTAGCCACAGCTAACACTAACGTGAAAGTTGTTATCGGTAACCATATATTCGGCGTCAAAGGCGCTGGGTTAGCATAAGGAGATTGAGTTATGGCTATATCACGTTCACAACTCGTAAAAGAGCTAGAGCCGGGCCTCAATGCCTTGTTCGGAATGGAGTATGCTCGTTATGAAGGCGAACACGCTGAAATCTTTGATACAGAATCCTCGGATCGAGCTTTCGAAGAAGAAGTGATGTTAGTTGGATTTGGCAACGCTCCAACAAAAACTGAAGGAGCTGGAGTCGATTTTGATGACGCTAACGAAGCATACACTGCCCGTTATTCGCATGAAACCGTCGCTTTGGCTTTTGCATTAACTGAAGAAGCAATTGAAGACAATCTATATGATCGTCTTGGCGCACGCTATACAAAGGCTCTTGCCCGATCTATGGCTCACACTAAGCAGGTTAAAGCTGCTGCTGTGCTGAACAATGCGTTTAATGCAAGCTTCACTGGTGGAGATGGTGTAGAACTTTGTTCTGCGGTGCATCCACTTGGTGCAGGTGGTACATTTGCAAACGAACCATCAACTGCAGCTGATCTTAACGAAACATCGTTAGAAAATGCTTTGATTGATATTTCAACTTTTGTAGATGAAAGAAATATGATTATTGCCCTTCGTGGAGCAAAAATGATAATTCCACCTCAGTTGCAATTCATTGCAGATCGTTTGCTAGAATCAACTTTACGTCCTGGCACTGCTGATAATGATATTAACGCAACAAAGAATATGGGAATGGTTCCAGAGGGTTACACAGTTAACCACTTCTTAACAGACCCTGATGCGTTCTTTATCAAAACAGATGCTCCAAATGGATTTAAACATTTTGAGCGTTCACCCATGCGTACAAACATGGAAGCTGACTTCGATACAGGTAACATGAGATTTAAAGCTCGTGAGCGTTACTCGTTCGGATTTAGTGATCCTCGTTGTGTATATGGGTCACCAGGAGCTTAATTGCTCTAGTATATTAATTAAAAGAGGCGGCTTTGGTCGCCTTTTTTTGTAACTTTAATAAGGAGAAGATAATGGATTGGATTAAAGGAAGATTAAAAGAGCCTTCAAGCTATGGAGCTGCGGCTGTCGTTGGTGTTGGNCTNGGNATNCTNCTAACACTGCCAATANTAACTTGGGCAGGTATNNTNTGNGCTATNTTNGGNTTNGTTCTTAAAGANAAATCAAGTGAATAAAATAACCTTTCTTTTTACAGAAAGGTAGTGTAATCTAAACATACCTTGACAGTTGCATTNNGCAACTGACATTTGCCAAGACAAGGAGATAAAAATGGCTAATACAACTTTCTCAGGACCAGTGCGTTCTGAAAACGGTTTTGAAACCGTATCTAAAGATGCGACCACTGGTGCAATTACAATTACCAGTGGCTCAAAAATGGGAACTGAAGCTGCAGGTGGTGCTGGTATTGAAGGAACCGCTGCTGTTTACATTACTCAAGTAGAGCGTCTTAAAAGCGATACTACAACAAACGTCAATATCGTAAAAACAACTATTATGATGGATCTTACTGGTTTGCGTTCAACTGCGGCTGGAGATATCATTGGTAAAGATGGTTCTGGCGTTGCTTACATTGGTCGCGTTACAACTGCAAACCAAGGTACGGTGTTTGGCGTAACTATGATGTGTCTTGAAACTCCAGCAGGTGGTGATCCAGACATTAATTTACATTCTGCTACTGAAGCTACAGGTGTTGAAGATACGCCTATTTCTGATTTAACTGAGACTTTGATTATTAACTCAGGTGATTTAGCAGCAGGTAGTTTAGTTGCTGGTGGCGATATCGCAGCAGATCAATATCTTTATTTAACTGCGGGTGCAGCAACAGATGCCACTTATACAGCGGGTAGATTACTTATTACAATCACTGGTTATGATGTTGCTTCTTAACCTAAAATAAGGAGTAATTAATATGGCTGATGCTGTAGCGACTCAAACGCTTCAAGATGGCGCAAAAATGCTTGTTCAGAAATTTACTAATATTTCTGATGGAACAGGTGAAAGTGCTGTTGTTAAAGTAGATGTTAGTGGTTTAGCCTCTAATTCTAACGGTCAAGCGTGTACTGGTGTTACAATCGAAAAAATTTGGTGGCAGTGCATTGGAATGAAAGTTCGTATCCTATTTGATGCAACTACCGATGTAATGGCTATTGAGCTTGGTGAAAACCAAAGTGGTAATCAGGATTATACTAATTTTGGAGGTTTGACAAATAATTCAGGCTCTGGAAAAACAGGAGATGTTTCGTTTACTACTGTAGGTCATAGTAGCGGAGACACTTATACAATTATTATGTCAATGCGGAAAGATTATGGCTAAACGCCCTGATAAAATGCCAAAGCGCAATAAGAAAAATTTCCGTCCCACAAAGTCTGGGGCGGGAATGACTAAAGCTGGAGTTAAATCTTATAGGAGAAAAAACCCTGGCAGTAAATTAAAAACTGCTGTTACAGGTAAAGTAAAGCCAGGCAGTAAAGATGCAAAAAGACGTAAGTCATATTGCGCTAGATCTGCTGGACAAATGAAAAAGTTTCCAAAGGCGGCTAAAGATCCAAACAGCCGTTTGCGTCAAGCTCGTAAAAGATGGAAGTGTTAAATGGCAATAAGTCGTAGTACAATGAAAAAACAAGTTACTAAACCACCTCAAAAAAAAGATGATATGCCTAGAGGTTTAACTTATTTTAGAAAAGGTGGAGCTGCCTCAAAAAAATCTAAAGGTAGTAAAATATGCCCTTCTGGAAAAGCATGGGCCAAAAGAACATTTGATACATATCCAAGCGCTTATGCAAATATGGCAGCCTCTAAATACTGCAAAGACCCTAATTACGCAAAAGGCGCAAAGGGTAAGAAAAAGAAGAAAAGCTAATGGGTGCGCTTAAAGATTGGGTAAATCAAGATTGGGTTCGCGTCGGCACTGACGGAAAGATAAAAGGTAAGTGCGGCACTTCTAAAGATAAAAAGAACCCAGATCGTTGTTTGCCTCGCAGTAAAGCGCAAAGTTTATCTAAAGAAGAACGTGCATCCACCGCTAAAAAGAAAAAACGTGAAGGATCAAAAGGTAAAACTGTGGTTTCCAACACTAAAAAAGCAAAAGTTAGCAATATGAACAATGGCGGTGTTGTTGAGACAAAGTCTAAACGTAAATTTAATGGCAAAACTATACCAAAAACTGCTGTTGCAAGAGGTTGTGGTAAAGTAATGTCTAATCGAAGAAAGCGTACAAAAGGCGCTGTAAGCCAATCATAAGGAGTTTATCATGGCTATGAAGAAAAAAGGAAACAGAACTGGTGGCAAAATTCGTCGTATGTCTAAAGGTGGAGCAACAGGTGGCAAGAAAGTTCGCCGTATGTCCAAAGGTGGAGCCACTGGAGGTAAAAAAATAATGCGTATGAAAAAAGGTGGTGCTTTAGGTGGCAAAATGACAGTTGCACAACTTAGATCTGCCGCTAAGAAAATGGGTATGAAGGTGGTAAAAGCATAATAAATGGCTTATTTACACAGCAATATACCTTATTTTAAAGCATGGGTTCGTCGTGAATACACTCACAACCATGAAAATTATCACGGCGAATTTCTTCATGCTATGGTTATTGGTGTAACCACAATACCGAATAGATGTTTAAGTTTTCAGGTTATATTTACTGGAAATGAGGCTGAAGGAGAAGAAGAAGACACAGTACATGGTGGTGCTATGTGGGCGCGTATGCCCATAACTGCGCTTGTTGGTGACATTCCTTTAGAAGAATGGCCTGAGCCAATGGAAACATACGATGCACAGCCTTGGGACTGCGCCTCTCATTATAACTCTGTTTATGTTATGGATAGAACTACTCCTTGTCCTTGGATGGCTAAAATAGATGGTCAAATGTATCCTGCAAAATATTTATTTACTGTAGACTACACTGAATCAGAAATAGCAGATGACCCAGCGCAACATAAACAAAACCATGTACTTCAGCTATTAGATGCTGGAAAATGGACTGGTAATATTGTTGCGTTACCTAATAACCGTGTGCGTGTAACTCACCCTGCTTGGTTTCAAACTGGAGAAGGCGCTCCTGATTTTAAACCATCTCAACATATACACTATTCAAAAAGTGATTTAGACTATACACTAGATGTTAACAAGGTTTTCGATAACCTTTATAACGAGGAATAACATGACTGTATCAGGCTCCAAAGACTTTGAATTAGATGTAGCAGATTATATTGAAGAGGCTTTTGAGCGTTGCGGCCTAGAAGTGCGTACAGGGTATGATTTAAAGACTGCAAAACGCTCTTTGAACCTTTTATTTGCTGATTGGGCCAATCGTGGCTTGAACCAGTGGACTATTGCTCAAAGAAACTTCACTGTTACCTCTGGAGATGGTGATGAGTCTCTAGGAACTGATGTTATTGACATATTATCTCTTGTTGTTAGGCGAGATGGCACTGATTTCTCTTTAAGTCGCATTAGTCGTGACGAATATCTTAGTATTCCAACAAAAACCACCACAGGACGCCCTACACAGTTTTTTGTTGATAGACAGATAAATCCAGTGCTTAAATTGTGGCCTTTACCCGATAATAGTACCGATGTGGTCCTATATGATGCTCTAATACGCCTAGATGACGCTGATAATTACGTCAATACTATGCAAGTTCCCTTCCGTTTTTACCCTGCTTTAGCGGCTGGTTTGGCCTATTATATAGCTCTAAAACGCGCTCCAGATCGTGTTCAAATGCTAAAAACGGTCTATGAAGAGGAATTAACGCGTGCAATGGATGAAGATAGGGATCGTGCGTCCTTCAGAGTTGCTCCAGATTTAAGGAATTATAGATATGTCTAAATATGCCACAGGCAAATTTGCATACGGCATATCTGATCGTTCAGGGTTCCGTTATCGCCTGAGAGACATGAGAAAAGAGTGGAATGGCCTTCTGGTTGGTAAAGACGAGTGGGAGAGAAAAGAACCGCAACTTGAGCCTTTGAGAGCGATTCCTGATGCACAATCTCTTAGAAACCCACGTCCAGAACAGAATTTATCTGAACAAAGAAACATTCAATGGGGGTACAATCCAGTAGGACGCGCAGATGATGGCGGATTAACCCCTAATAACTTAGTTGCAACTGGATCAGTTGGTAGCGTTACGGTGACAGAATCATGAGCTTTACATATGCAGAATTAAAAACAGCTATTCAGAA